CATTACCGCAAGGCACTAGTATCCTATGATTTGCGCCCAGCTTCTTTTAGCAGACGGTATCTGTGGAGCTTGTGGAGCATAAGGATGCCCGCCAGGCAGATTGGCTTGCAGACCCCATTTCCAGGCTAGATAGCCTTCCGCATTCTGCCGGTCGGCGGAACTTGCGCCGGAGAACAGCACGATTTCAGCGTATTTGCCGGGCGTTCCATTGGTGGCGGCGGCAAGCTGTCTGCCAAAGCATATATCTGGCGATGGATGGGCTGTTTCGGTTGTTCCTTGCGACGTTCCTGCCGTGCCGTCGAGATAGACATCGCGCAAAGTGGCCGAGCACGTACCTGAGAACAGATGCGGATTAGTGACATCCGAGTAAGTCGCTGTCGCCCAACTGGCATTGATATTGCCGGTTCGCACATGCAAAACGGTCGTGGCAAACTCGAACAGCATGGATTCCAGTGTCGAGTTGGTGTGATCTCCAAGCGATATGCAGGCCGTCGTGCTTAATCCGGTGGGCGCAACGATGGCGCCAAAGCCGATGCCCGTCGTGGCCGATGGCAGACTGGAAGCCGCCAGTTTCTGCAATCCCGTATTGGTTCCAAATGTCAGGACTTGCAGACTGTTGATGCCGCCAGCGGTGATGGTCGGCTTGCCGCTCGACTGCGGCGTCACATGATTGGCGTTCGATGACTTGTCATTCCATTGCGAGCAATGCCCGGTGCCGTCGTCGGTGACGGTGCCCGTGTCGCTGGCATCCCACCAGCCGGCAAGAGTCAATAAGTTTACCGGCGTCCAGGCAGTCATGCTAGACGACGCACTGCACGCCCTCACCGTAGATTGTCAGGCTGGTGGCAGCCGAAGCACCGCCGACCAGGAAGTCCGTCGATACCATCTTGAGTCGGCCGTAATAATCGAAGGTCGAATTGGCCCCGACATTTTGTGCAGAGAACAACTCGGTGCCGGCGGCATTGGCTCCGGTCGCGCCCAGCCATAGGCTGAACGTCACGGCGCCGGCCGTCTTGTTTGCCACATGGATGTGAGTAATCACGTCATAGAGCAGCGCAGACGTGTTGTTGTAGATATTCGTCGTCAGCGTTGCACTCATGGCCACCGGCCCGAATGTGCGAACTGTCTTGTCAGCCATCGATGTCTCCTGTTGTGTTCACGGTATTGATGCCGCCAGAGTAAGAGTTGCCTTCGTCAGCGTTGATGCACTGTTGACATTTACACGGATGCTGGACCCGGCAGCAATCGATCTCGTCCACCCGGTCAGCGTCGTATCGCTTGCACCTGTGGCGCCTGATAGCGTCGGCAGCGCGGATGCCGTGATCGTGTTGGCCACTGCCGGCGGCGAGCTTGTGCTGAATGCCTTGACCCATACGTCGAGCACACAACTGCCGGATATGTCAGCCAGCAATGTGCTGGATAAAAGCGTGCAGGCAAAGTTGACTGACAGATCGACAATTGAATTAACAGCCGGAGCCGCCCCGCCGCCGTCGAATGAAAACACAAATTCTATGATACGCGGAGACGTAAAAGGGATCGGCGGCCCCTCGTCTCCTTCATTGCCATCGATAGCAATGCCAGGCGGTCCTGCCGGTCCCGGCACCGTCGAGGCGGCACCTGCTGCACCGGCCGCGCCTGGCGCCCCTGGGATGCCAATGAATGTCGTGCCGCCGCCATCTTCAGTCTCGCCGCCGCCTAAATTACTGGCACCGATCTGCGCAATTGTTAGTGCCTGCTGCGCTATTTGGTTTGCCTGTGTTGCCGTCATGCTCGCGGATACAGCCGTGGCACCAATCGAATTGCCGCTGCCAAAACCGCTGGCACTCGCTATTCCACCCACCTGATCGATCGGTATCAGATGCACGTCTCCAGTGCCGCCCGCAGTTCGGCCCAGCACATAGCCGGACGGTATCGGTGTCCTAATGCCACGGATTTTAATGTCGGGGATGAGGGGCATTAGCGTTTAAGCCTGCGTTGTTCGAGATATTTTTCACGCATCTCAGGTGTGGCTTTTTGCATGAAGTCGCGCACGCTGCGTCCACTGACAAAGCTTGGGTCTTTCGCTGCCCGTTCCAGACTTCGCTGTTCAAGGATATTCATGTGAAGCTGTCCGCTCATCACCTTGCGGGCACCCGTCAAATCGCCATTCCGTATCATCTGACGAATACCGGGCCAGGCCATGTCAAACTCGGCCTTCTGCCGGTCTTTCTCCATGAACATTTCGGTCTTGCCGGCAGGCGGGGATGTTGATGTGGTAAAGCCGGCAACAGGGCCGAATAGACGCAATTTATTTACTGTCGGATCGCCCTGGTTCATCAATAGATCATAGCCGCCCTGAATCTGCCCCTCTGGAAAATAACGAGCTACAATATGCCCCATGCCTTGCAGAACAGCACGGCCCTGTTCGTAATATCCTTTCGGATCAGACTGCGTAATCTTGCGACCAAATGCGTCTTGGTTCATCCAGACATCGAGTGGTCCGGCTATCATCGGATTGAGTTTGCTGCGCAACGTATAGCGCGGATATGACGGCCACGATGTTACCTCCTCCGGGTACTTGCCCATAGGATTGCGGCCGAATATTTCATTGCCGTATTTGTCGGTGCCAATGAATATCCTGTTTTCCTTGCCAGTCGGATTGACGCTCATAGGAGTAAGACGATCAACCAGATCGAGTGGGTGCAACAATTCAAGTGGACTGACCTTGATCTTGTCCCATTCTTTTTTCAGACGCTCGGCATAGCCGCGCACTTCCTGCGCGATGTTGGAATTACCCAGCGTTACATTCATGCCGTTCTGGATCAGTGAGTTGACTATCTTGGAAAGCGCGTAGTCAACAGCGATGATACCAACGGCAATCTTGGCCGCGCTTCCCATGGCCCGGCGTTTGCCGAGAGAATTGAGATAGGCATCCCCCGCTTCTGGAACTGGCAGACCACCTTCTTCTGGATGTAGTTGTCCCATATCCCTAGCGATCTGCGCCATGATCGGCTTTGGAATACCAACGCCAGCCATCTTGACGACCTGCATATTGCCAACAGTGAATGAACGAGAGAACAATACCGTGTTTAGGAATGCCCGCATTGCAGCAGACATTGCCTCCTTCGGCATGGCTCCGACAATCGTATTGGCGAAGTGCGATGCTATACGATCAGCAACAATTCGTTCGGTTCCTAATGAAGTCAGTTTGTCGCTTAGGTGCTGTGCTATGCCGAATTGAACGTCAGCAACGCGGTCCCATAGCAATGTACCGTGAACAAAATCACCGGCCTTGTCGAAGGCTTCTCGGATGTTAAGACTGCGCTGTTCAGCCGCCGCTTCCTTGCCGGGGATAACCTTGTCCATGGTAGCCAGTGCGGCTGTTATCTTGGATGTCAGCGAACGTCCTGGGATCAAACTCGGCGTCTCAAATTGCGAACTGATGTCCTGATAGGAACCGCGATTGCCTATTGGTGCCAGTCCACGTTCTATTAACTCAGCCGAACGAACCGGATCGTTCTTGATGGCGTTGCCCTTCCAATAAAGGCGCAAGCCAAGCCATTCCCCAGGTGCGCTCGGTGCCACCTTGCCCCACACCACGGCATTGTGGATTAAAGGCGAGTTCATAATCATGGTCATGACCTTGCCCTTAAACCACATCATTGCATCGTATGGGGCCATAGCTGCGCGAGCGTATGGACTTTTGCTGCGCGGCTCATCCATGATCGAGCGCAGCGGGCCTTCAAATTCATTGTTAAGGCGGAGTTGATGCGATTCCCAAATCATATTTCCATGTTCATCGTGAAGGGTTATATATTTTCCCTCCGATGGAAACGGCGCCGTTTCAACAGGCTCCATTGGTCTTGTTGCCGGGCGCCATACTTTGAATGCCGGATGATTAAGCGTGAAAGTACCCTCGCGCTCGACGCCTTCCGTGACCGTAGTCTCCCCGGTTCGCTCACCAACCTCCTTGATGGAGTTAATCATGCGCTTCCAGATGACGGCTTTCTCCAACTCAGCCGTAGAAGCAATGACTGCCCGAATGTCCTGCGCTACAAATGCCTGTTCGCCAAATGCACGCTTGGCTGCCTCCTCAGTTTCTTGAAGTGTTTCATATTTACGATGACGCAGGTAAGGCGTTCGCACCTTTACATTTCGGCCTAGCGTATCCAGCGCAAACCTGTCCTCACCACTCGCTATGCCGAGAACCATGCGGGTCGCGTGCATTGGTATGCCTTCGCCTTCAGCAACGCCCTCATCTACAGCCATGCGCCAGATGGCTTGTTGGCGATCATCAACCGCTTGCACAAATTGTCGTTGCTGTGGATTAAGTCTATTCAATCCAAGGTGCTCAGACTTCTCTCCGCGCTTTAATAATTCACTTTCCTCATCCATTGCTTTGAATAGTTGTTCGCGATCTTCGCGACTGAAATTATCTAATGCGAAACGATCATACCTAGCTTCATCCCATTCGGCGCGGCGGATATTGCTGATGGTGTCCTTGCCGATGACCATGGCCCGATCGGAACCGGTTGACATAGGATCGATCAGAAAATCTATGTTCTTGGCAAGGCCGACAATCTCCTCGATACCCTGATGTGCCAGATCAACAAGCGAGCCAGATGGCGTTAGTGGTTGCATCCTCGGAGATATGAGCGGCGGCATATCCTCTGGCGGTGTAGCAGCAGATGAAAGCTCATGCGCCAGGAAGGCATCGGTTTTTGAGTCGGCAGATAGTTCCGACGGAAACTTACCTTCTTCTTCCCATTTAGCACGAAGGTTTTGCTCGACAACGGTAGGCTCTGTTTTGTTGATGGCAGCTATGTTCGTTGCTGCATTCTCAAAATCCGCAGGCTTCGGCGGCGCGTCTCCAAGAACGTGAGCCTGCATCGTGCCCGTCTCTGGATTAGTAACAAGCCGCGCAACCTTGCCTTCCGGCGTGAATACAAGTGGCTTCGGTGCTGGCATGGCATCGAATGTCGAGCGCACACCGCCCGTCATAGCCATGTCTTGCGACCGCTGAATTAAAGTATCTAAAGGTTCTGTTGCTGTTGGATCGTCCGTAAAATCACTGGCATGAAGACCGCCGGCATAAACTTTTCCTTCTCTAACATCGCCCGCAAGAGTGGCTCCGCTCACAAACATTTCTTGAATGCGCGCCGCTAATGTTCCGCCAACACCAAGTGCGACACTGGCATAGTCACCATCCCGCAAAGCATTGGCCGTCCAATTAGCAATCCTCTGTGAGACTGGCATCTGAGCCATCTCATCCATGGTCTTATTAAGTTCTTGGCCCTGTGCGATACGCTGATGAAACGCCGCTGGCCCTGGATTGATCGGAACCGGCTGTGGATTGAATGCCGCCCAAGGATCGGGCTTTGCGCCCTTTGGTGCATATTGCGCCCACGGATCAGATGGTGCCTGCTGCGCAATCGGCTTTGGTTCTTGCGCATCACTTAATTCAGGGATGTTTTCTTCCGGTGCCTGTGGCGTATCTACAATGTTGGCGTCAGAACTTCCTGTCTCGGCGCCCTTCATTAATTTCTGCGGATCGGCATACCATGGAGTGTTCGTAGTTGGGTTGACGTTCTTGATGGCTGGCATCAGCGCCCTGCCACCCGCGTCACTTCGCGGTTGTACCGAGCGGCCCACATCTCAACGAAGTCGGCACTCGTTACGCTCTCGACTCCATCAGGAAACTCAGCGCGCATACCTTTAGACATATTGCCCCATATCGCGCGCTTGGCCCATCCAATGCCCTTGCTCCGTCCTTCGCCGGTTTGTGCCATGCTGAGATAGGCTGGTTGTTCAGGATGCGTTAAATGCGCAATTGCTCCTCCGATACCTTGCTGATGTGCAAGATAATAATCGGACGGTTCCGGCTCATGACCTAACGCCTTGGTCAATGCTGGGCGGAAGCCTTCTGCTTCTTGCTGTAATGCGCGCGTCACCTGCGCTCTATTGTCTGGATCAGTAATACCAAGCCGGCGCTGCTCTGACTTACTGAATTGTCCTAAGCCCTCGTAACTGCCAGTGCGCTGACCTGTCCTGCCACCACTCTCGATCATAATTGTTGCAGCAGCATAAGTCGATTGTGCGCCACCTGACGCAGCCTTGCCCATCGGCGCAACATTGCCACCGCCCATGGCTGCATCACTAGGCGTATGCGCGGCTGGCGTTCCTGCTTCTTCAGGCGGCCCCAATGATGCTTTTTGCAACCTTGCCACAGCACCACGCGCAGTATCTTGTAGCGCCGATTGGATTGCAGTCTGCGCCGAAGTTTCACCGCCAGTTTCCGGCGCGTAGCTCATTTTCTCCGGCACCGTGCCGATCTGCCCCTTGTGTGGTCCTTCTGGAATAATGAACTTAGTTCCTGGTGCTAGGCTTTTCACATCATCAATCGTCTTGACCGGAGCGGCAGGTGGCGGCGGCGGTGGTGGTGCAGCCGTGGGCTGCGCAGGAGCCGCAGAAGGTGTTGCTGCCGGTGCCGTAGTTGGCTTTGCTTCTATTGCTCCCGGCTTGGCTGTTTCTGGCCTGGGCGCACCCAACCAAAACATACGTTCAAAAAATCCCGGTGTTTGTTGTGCTGGTGCCGCTGCGCCTGGCTGTTCGCCTCGCGCTGCCGCCCTAAGTTTGTCTGCCTCTTCATTAAGTTTAGTTTGATTTTTCTCATATTCCTGCGCAGCATTCTCGGTTACTCGATAGTTCAACAGGATTTTTGGATCGGTCATGCTTCCCGGCTTGCGAGGATCAAGCAGGTCAGTAAGTTTTTCACCTGCCGCCATGCGATCGCGCAATGCCATTTCCCATTTTCCAACTGCTGCTTGTCCTGCATTGGTCTTGCTAAAAGCAACCCCCGGTGTTGAAGCGGTATCAATCTGCGACATGACGCCATGTTCAAGCGCATCAGTGATTGCCGCCTTGACACCAGGATTTTTATCAACATCGTTCAATTGCTTGATGGCGTAGTCGTGTGCCTTCTCATCGATATCATGATTTACTAAGGCTTGGTCTATTGGTGTGCGGTCGGTAATTCTTTGCGGATCACCGGGCTGCTTATAAATACGCGGGAGTAATCCATTAGGACCACGCATAGAATTAAAGGTTGTCTCGGCAGGAACCTCCAACTCTCCGGCCTTCAACTGCTTGATCGTCTTTACGGTTTCGGCTGCGGTCTTAGCCAGATCAGGTCTGTCCTTGTATGCCTGGTCTTGAATAATATCGATAAGCTTTTTCTGAGGCTGCGGAGCCATGGCATCTGCCACATAAGACCCGGTAGCCGCATGTGCAGCTTCCGTCTGCGCGTGATTAAGTTGTGTCCGCTTTTCATTGATAACAGCGTCAACAGCCTTTTCCACTGATGGCAAGTGCTTACCCAATACCTCAGCATATTGAGGATCATGGATCATCCTCTTGCCTTCATCTGGATTACCGATATTGGCCCAACCCATCGCGGCTTGCGTAATCATATTCTGTCTATCTGCAAGCTCACGCGGACCCATGGCTATGCGCTGTTCCGACTTTGAGCCACCAAACATGGTTAACATTTGTTGATGCTGTGCAAGCGCATCTGGCAATCCGGTAGGGTGGTCAAAGAGCGGCCCCGTCAGTGCGGCAACACTCGTGTCATAGTTATGTGTGAGTTCCTGCACCTGCCTTTGGTGTTCGACGGCATGGGCCTGCAAAGTCAATCGGCTGGTTTGCTGTGCCGCATGAACAGTCAACTTGTCGATCAATCGCGGACTGGCACCGGCAGCACGCGCACGCTCGATGGAGTTCTGCGTCATCTGCACATGCTGCTGCATGACATCATCAGCAACCGTCGCGTATTGACCGGCTGACGGCACGGAGATCGTCGAGCCATCAATGTCCTTTTTGGCCGAACCGCCTTGTTCCAGCGTCTGAGTAAACGCCAGTTGGCTCTGTGTCTGGTCGGAGTAGAACTGCGCCTCCGCCATCATGTCGGTGTGTTCTTCGGCCTGCTTGAAAATAGGTCCGAAGCTGGCAATGCCGGAACTTAATTCCTGGCCTTCACGATCTAGAATAGCCCGCGTCTGCGCTCCGTAATGCTGCGCCATTGCACCAGCACGCGCCCAAGCCGCACTGCCTTGCTGATCGGGATGCAGCGTTACCGGAGGTGCTTCATAGACTGGAATGCGTGGCATTTTTTAACCCCCAAACATCCCAAAAACTCCTGTTAATAGTTTAAGACCGCCGCCAATCAACGCGCCCGTCGCAGCACTCTTGGCAGCCTCGCCGGCAGCCTGCGCCTGTTCGGCCTGCGCCTGATAGGCCAGCGATTGCTCCTGAAACGAATTGTAATCGACGCTGGTCTGTAGCGAGATCAGGCTTTTGGCAATGCCGCCCTGGTGGATCGTGTCGCGCAGGATATCGCCGGCACTACCACCCATTATATTGCCGGTGCCCTCGACGGCCGATGCCGCGCCCTTAGTCAATTCGATCTTGCGGTTTTCCTGGGCGAGCTTGAAGTCGCCGGCCGTCAAGCTGATCTTGGCATTCTGCTGGGCAATCTGCGATGCAGTCGTGAAGTCAGCCGCTGCCGCAAAATCTCCTTTGGCCTGCGCCATGTCTCCTTGCGCGGAGAATATGCCGCCAACCGCGCCGCCAATGCCGCCGAATAGCCCCTCTAGTCCCGCCATTGTTATACGTCCTGCGTTTTCAGCATTGCGCCGATCGACACTACGGACGCCGGATAGGGCCGAAGTATCTGCCAGGTTATCATGCTGTCGAAGTCGTAATCATCCATCACGGTATCGCGCCAGGTGCCGGAATACATCTGGTTCGGCGGCGTCAGCACATCTCCGTCATCCTTGAAGTTGGCCGGCAGCAGCTTGTTGGCGAAGTCGGTGCCAACTTGCAGTCCGATGGTGTTGTGAAACAGCCCGACAAACAGGTGCGAGCGGCGTTTCTTGCCCATGGCCGGGCCGGCACGGGTTCCGGCGGTTTCCGGTGCGGACGGCCGCAACGCCTGACCCTGGCTGGTATAGGTGTAGCCGACGACGCAAGGCATGAAGCCGCCGCCATAGGCTGGCGCTCCATTGCGCGGTGCTGCATCAAGCACATTGGCCGCAATGTAGGCCGCCGTGAACAGGTAATGCCCGGCACCGGCTACCGTGTAATTGAACGAGGCGGGAGCCGTGCCGCTGCCATACGGCACGAACACCGTGCCATCAGTCGCCACCGTGTAGTCCCCAAGATCGAGGCCGAACGCCATGACGGCAACCGTCTGCCCGATCAGCCAGTTCAAGCCGGTGAAATGCACGCCGGTAACAACAGCCCAATAGGTTTGCCATCCGGTCGTGACGCCCGGCTCGATGGCATGGCTCGCGGCAATCGCCACATAGGACACGCCGCTGTCGTTGACATAATCGCCAATGGCATAAGTCGGTGATCCTGACCACGCTGAATAGGCCGGATTGTATGTATCTGCGTAGGCGCTGTCCGGCACCAGTCCACCATCGACAAACCAGGCGTCGGTGAGAGCGTCGTCCTCATCGAACATCTGCGTCAGACCCTCGACAAAGTAATTGCTGCCATCGGTCGTGACAAAATCCAGATTGTCGATCAGCCCGCTCGCATCGCCGGATGGCGTCACCCCCATGCTAGTAAGCTGCCTCGTATGACCGAGATCGTGCCGGTGCCATCCGACAAACGCAGGTGCCTCTGTCGTGAATGCCGACACGCGCCGATAGGTAGCACCGATAAGCCCGCCTGAAGGAAACGTGACGACCGGCGGCGGCGGAGGCGGAGAACCTAATTTTACCCAAACCTCGAACCCGGCCTGGTTTACCGTGGCAAGACGCGGATTATCAACCCACGTCTCGAATCCGGCTTCTACTACTACGACAGAAGCAGAATTAGAAACCCATGGCTCCAAGCCGGATTGGACGACGACTGCTGCCATATCAAGGACTCGAAACTATTTCAGGTCCAAGGGTTGCCGCATCGACGGCAGCCTGTAGCCAGGCAACTGAAGTCGCCGGATCGACAGTCATGGGCTTGAGACACCACCTATTCGTGCTTGCCAGCGATAGATTGGCAGATGAGACGGTAGTTGCCGCAGACGTAACATTGACCTTTACGGTATAGGCCGTCGTGTCCGATATGTTGGCATACATCTTTCCAACGACACAAACGATGGTAAGCGGAATGCTCGGCAGCGGAGAGACGGTGTAAAAATCCTGATGTCCTACGGTGCTATCGGAAACAAATGGCGTTGTCGCCGGCACTAACTTATTGACGCATTGCCAGTTGGCGCCTGTTGATGGAGTGAACTGCAACGGAGTTGAATTGCCGTTCGGCATGAGTTGATATGCCCGCACGTCCCCCTGGAAGTCAGCCGGTGCCGTAGCGTCGTCGCCAGTGAACATATAGAAATCGTCAACGTATGTATTGTTAGACCCAAAGCCGTTGAGTTGAATTAGGTTGATGTAACTGTTTGTTGATCCTGACCTTGTATTTAGACCCGTCGCGCTGAAATCATTTGACGTGTTTCCGTTGCGTCTTATGGAAACAGAACCAGTTGAATTGTTGATGACCAACTTTATTTGATAATGAATATACTGGAAACTGGTGAAAACGTTGTTGAATGTTGCCAATATAGAGCCGCCGCCGTTGGCCGCGGTCGTGACAATAATGGAGCCATTGCTCCTGGTCGCAATCGAGCATTGCAAATGCGCGCCGGTATCGTAACAGTTGATGCAAAACTGATTCGATGACGAGCCAGGGGTCAATTCATAATTTGCCATGGCAGCAAAGTTGATAAACATCGTCGTGCGATTGCCGGTCAAGTTCTGCCACAAGTTTGAACTCGGCCCGAATTGAGCAGCCTGTCCGATGCCAAATCTGGTGTACGGCAATCCCGGCCTCGTGATAATACCGGCACCCGTGTACCAGTTTGTCGGCGCCACACCATCGGCCACCGCACCCCAGAAATCGAAACTATCGCCGAAGTCCCAGCTCATTTCATTCTCCTACTGTTGGCACGTCGCCGGTCCTGGCCCACAAGACCGGCGCGAGTTCTTCCTGATAGGCGATTTCTGCCACGCCGTTCGTCGTCAGATGCTTGGCGGCCTCGTTCAGGTGCGGCGCGACATAACGTCCGGTAAACACGTCGGCCAGAAACTCCATGACGCGGCGACGGAATTTCTGGATGAACACAAGGCTTATGCCGGTACGGCGCGGCTCGACATTGGCGCAGCCATACTTGGTAACGCGCTTGGCCTGTATGCTGGTCGGCGTGATAGGATCGGACAATGTGCTGGCCTGGATCAGCCATTCACCACCGAGCGTGCCGAAACAGATGCCGTTGTGGTCCGGCTCCAGCCAAAATATCTCATTGGCATTACGTCCTTGCAGGGTATAGCTGATGCCATTGGCATCCGTAACAGTTCCGTCCTGCAATGTCGGGGCCATGAATAGAGCGCCGTTTTTATCGAAGCCCTGACTTTGCGATGTGTCGAATCTGTTTGGAATGGCGCCGGCAAACCAGAACCGACCCTCGTAAAATGAACCACAGGCAGGATATGCGGTCGTATCAGAATAAACTCCAAGCCTCCATAGCGGGGCAGGTTCCGGCACCGTTAGCGGTACATCTTTTGTCGGACTATAGATCGGAAGCGGAGAACCTTCGATCACAACAACGGCCGAAACAGAACTCAAGACTTGCGTGATGACGCCGCCGGTCCATTTATCGTAATTGCCGGGGGGCTGTAAATTCCAGACTGGACCTGGGACGATGCTGCCGCCCGGTCCTGAACCAGTAACGAGTAGGCTGTTACCTATAAGATTTACCGACTGACCGGGGACATCGTTTACACTTAGATTGTTGGTATTAGGATCGCCACTCACATATACGGCGTCTTGGTAAGTAACTACATCGCCCGTGTGATAAACAGTATTTGCATCCCACTCCGGCGGTTGTGACCAAATCCTGACATGCCGACCGACATCGGTCGATTGGAACCCCGGCAATTGCCCGTAGGTTAAATAGGGTCCGGTGACTTCTGTTCCGACCGGAACAACCTCCCAAAATGCCGTTTGAGTTGCTGGGTTTTGATTTATGTTGCCCTGCTGCAACGACCGATAGTTAATGCCTAAATAAGAAACATAATCATCAATGTTATACGGCTTCGTAGCGTCCCAAACGATAAACGAAACCGTTATCGTAACGCTGCCGTCGATGCCGGCGCCCGCTCCTGATGCTGATACGAGATACCAGCCGGCGCTTGGAGGCGCCACACCGATCGGTGAAGTGACACCAGGAAATCCGTTCGACGGAGCATACAAATAATAAAGATTACCAAGCTCTACAACGGCTCCACCATGATACGATATGCTGGCATCCCACGGTAAAGGACCAGTGAGCGTGCCGCCAGCGAAAGTCAATTGGCTGTTGTTTACCGGGTCGAGATACGGCCCATCTATGAATTGCACCTTTTGAAATGTCGCGAAGGCCGTGCCGGCGAATGTGCCAGACGCAATCGTAAGAACATACGGAAGGAAAAGACGATTTAGCACCAGGCCAAATTCCTGATTTTGCACAATCCGGCATGTTACCCATGTTCTATCGGTGTAGGGCGTTGCCAAACGCAAAATTCGCGAAGCCGTAATGACGGTGTTGGCAGTAATGTTAAGCGTCGAACCGTCGATGCTAGTCCCTGTAAGTCCATCTGTCAGCGTGAATGTCGATGTCGTAACAAGCGTGACGGCAAACGTGCGTTGCCGCAGCGGCAGCGACCCGGTTGGATGAGCAGCATCGAATGCAAACGTGATCTCGTCACCTGTCACCCACGTCACCGGAGCCGTCAGAGTAAGCAATGCCGGATTGGCCGAACTGATCGAGGCTACAGCCTGCGGTCCATCAACCGTGTAAACTAATTTATGTCCCTGATAAAACCGCAGCCAGCCATCCGTGAACTCAACGTCATACGGCTGGTCTGAAGCAAATTCTATCGGATAAATCTTGGCCGGATTGTTCTGGTAGGTCGGCGCCTTCAGACGAGAACCCGGCCTGCGCAGCCATGTGCCCTCCTCGATCGGCAGACCGTTGCGCGATACGTTGAGAGCCGTGACATACTTGGGATGGTCCGTGCGGCCCTGGTAGAACGGCGACCACTCGCCGCCGAGAAATGATTTCTGTGTCCAGGAAGTTTCGGCCACGGATTAGTACCTCACCGCGAGGTAGTCATCGCGGGGTGCCTCCTCCGCTTCGTTCTCGATGCCGTTGACGGTGCGGGCCTCCGTCATGAACTTGGCATACTCGCCGCTGATGTTTTTCAGCTTCTCGGTCGATTGCGTGATGATCTCGCAGACTTCCAATGCGATACGCGCGGCAAAACCCTCACAGAACATCGCATCCATAGCCCTGATGTTTGTCACATCTGCGGTAAAGCGCAGCACGATTGGGTCGCTCTGCCGCGACACGATATAGCCGCCCTCGAATATCCAATCATTGTACAACAGGCTTGATGGCGCCCCCAGGAATGATGTTGAGCCGGCCTTGGGGTCTTGGTTGCACTTGCGCAGATATCCATAGGGCAACGGAAACACGTTCTTGGTCTGCGACTGCGAGAACGGCCCGGCTTGCAACGGATAGAAAATGTTGAGCGCCACAAGGTTTGTGCCGACCAGTACCCACTGATAGGAGCCGGTAGATGCCGTCACGGTCCACTGCGTTGCAAAGCTGGGCGGGATAAGGTTGATATTGCCATCGACGTTGCTGATGTAATTGGTCGAGGCATAGGTGACGATCGTGCCCTTATCGTAGGTGACGGTGGCATCCCAGGTGTTTGTTACGCTGGGATCGGCAGCGTTTCCGCTCATCAGCGACATATAGACCTTGAAAGTGCCGTTGCTCTGCGTCTCATAGACCAGATCGCCGGCATAATAGTTGGTCTTGACGGTGTATGGCGTGGCCACAAGCGAGCCGAAGTAATTTTCCCATTGGTTGTTGTTAGTGGGGATATTGCCAACATTGCCCGACGCCACCGACAGCCAGTACCGGCTGCCAAAGCCGTCGTCGTAGCTCACCACCTGCCCCATGGCGTAGGTCGTGCCTACCGCCCAGGCCGGCGGCGTCCAAAGCATCGAATTGGTATCAACCGGCCGTAGAACCGCGCGGCGAACGGCAAAGGTCCAGTTATTACGCCGCAGTTCAGCCTGCCGCAGCTTGGTGTAGCAAGCCTGCACTTCCTTGGCGTTTTTGCTGCTTTCCGTAATGGATGCTATGCGGTTGCCGCCGCAATGCTGCAAGGCACGATTGGCGATATCCTCGACCGAGGTAAAACCTGGGGTCTGAAATAGCATCGGCGGCTCCCTTGATGCCGCAATTTGACCTATTTACGCCCTACCGCAAGGCACTACTCGACGGCATGTAACTGCGGCTTATCCTGCTCTTTAGGCTCCAGCGCCTTGAGCCTTTCCTGCGCTTCTTCAAGTTGCCGTTGCAATTCGTGGTTGACGAACACGAGTTCGCCAATGTGCTGCTTTAGACGCTGCTCAAGAGTGTTTATCATGTTGGCTCCTATGGTGTGTAAACACTAACCCAATCGACGTACATGGGGATGGCGATTGCAAGTCCTGTGACATTAACTCCGGTGTCCATGAATACCGGCAAATGCTGAGTTTCTATTGCGGCACCGTGAGTATCAGTCAAGGGATAATAAACAAATTCAGAATTGTTGATGAATTGACCGTTGAGGAAGTGCATGAAACGACCGCAATTGTCTCCGTTGGTGGTAGAATCCAGCCATATTCCGGTAATTCTGGCAAACTTACTTGATGAAATTGCAGGCTCGACAGTCGATGTCGTATCGACTGATCCTATCTGATTGTCATGCACAACACCGGCAACTTGATACCAATCGTGCGCTACACTCGTTGACCCTTGAATATCCGTAACATCCCATTCCAGCATATCGTTTGCGGCAGACAGGCCGGTATTGATAAGACTCTCTATGGCCGAACCCCAGAACGCCGGACCTAGGCCGGTCGATGTCACAACATCCCAGGCAAAATATCCGTCGAAGATGACAGGCGCACCAAATACACTGCCGATATATCCCCCAGCATCTGGGCAGGCCACACTCCACAGCATCGCCGTCCATGGATTTTGTGGCGCGGCTCCTGCATTATAAATCTTTAGAACTGACGGACTCGAAATAGATAAACTACTAGGCAGCGTGATTTCATTTCCTCCAGCCCCGCGATGCTGCCAACTGAATGTCGGGTAGGCGGAATTTGGCGCTAGATTATTGACATACCAGTTGAACCCTGGAGCCAACGTATTGTTGACATCAATCGTTGACAGGTCAGTGAAATCGTCGTGAAAAACACGATTGTTCATGTCCCACACGGCCCTTGGAAGCTGATTGAGCCACCAAAGATTGATGCCGGACGATCCGTTGCCTTGATAGCTGATATTCCTTGCTGCTGTCCCTGACCCCGCATCGAGATTAATTTGCTGAAGCCAATTTGCGCTGGCGGTTGTACCAGGAACGCCAGAATTAAATGTCGCGTCGAAAATGCAAAGCCACCAACCCGATCCCAGGGCAGACATACTATAATTTGTAATAGTAAATTCGCTACCATTTACGAGATCGTAGCCGACATTGCCGCCAGAGAGATCAAAACCGACCGATACCGTTCCGTTGGTTTCATCACTGTAGCGCGTAAGAGAAACGACGATCCTAGTTCTTTCGGCAGCTTGCGCAATGCACGCCATCCGGTAGGTACAGGTCGCTTGTTTATTTGTTCCCGTATCTCGCGAGACAACGTAGTGCTGATTGTTGGAAGAATCCTCTTTGAGTTTTTGTCCGTTGCTCGTTCCATCGAGCAGAGAAACATTCTTAGAAACCGTCGAGTTAACCCAATTATATTGCCCTATCGCTTGCACATTGCCGCTGAAATCAGATGCCTGAGCAAAGGCACCGGGCCATGGAGCCATATTAAAATTAGCCGGTACATACCCAACCAATGAAGCGAGCGATATGCTTCTCTTCACAAGCATTGTTGTCCCCGATACGGAGATCAGGGACATTTCTTAAACTCGTGCGGCTAATTCTTTGATTGCGTTGACACAAGCGGCGAGCAATGCACGATCCTGTAAGGTGAGTGAACCGTCACGGTTCTGCCCAGTTGCCAACGGGATTATCGAGTTGACGTTGCGAGCGCCAAATCCGGCATACTCATGCTCTGTTTCCATACCACTCGACGGTTTCCATTTGTAGCGGATTGGTTTGATCTGCATGAGTTCGGCAAGGCCGGAAGTGAAAGCGCCTTGGATGTCCTTGACATTTTCATCCGATGTGGCGGTGATATTCCCGCTTGCATCGGTTGACATGGCCCCTGCTCCATAACCGTTGAAGGCAATCCCAGTTGCACTTGAATTAGCGATAGTTATTGCCGCCGCTGGCGTGGCAATAACCGTTCCGGTGCTTCCTGCAATAGAAGATTGAAATATGATCTTTCCGGGTGTGCCGGAGCCTTTATTCAGACCTGATACGATTGTGAAATCTGCGCCGTTCACATCGGACGTTCCGCCCGCGAGAGGACGCTGCACCGTAATTGTCTGCGCGACAGGGGCGGTGTTTACGTCTGCCAAACCAAGATTGAGGGTGGCTGTTGTACGACGCTGCAAGATCGTATCGCAACTTGAATATCCCGCGTTGCCAAATCCGATTGCTAAGGCAAATCCGGTATTTTTGGATACCTGAAATTCTGCTGTAGTCCCCTGCCAAATTACAGAGTCGTCAGATGCCCTGCACGCCAAATTTCCAGGGCATTTCAATCCTTTCACTATGACTTTATCGTTTAGGACCGCGAAAACGCGGGTCGTGCTGTTTTGCACTTCCATCAACGATGATGCGGCGTCGCTCGCGGTATTAGTGACATTCATAAAGAAGCCACCGCCGACGACGATGCCGGAGGTGTTCAACGTCCCGGTAATATTTAATCCTACGCCGTGCGTGCCGGAGCCAGTGGTATTTCCGCCACCGATTGAGGCGGTGTAATTATTGTCCGACCCCGTAACGGCGAGAAACGTACTGCCGATGGTAGCGCCGTTGAGCGCCAGCGAGGTTCCGGTAGCAACTCCAAGAGCAGGAGTAATCAAGGCCGGAGAAGTCTGCATGGCAACAACTGTGCCAGAACCGGACAAAGTATATTCACCTACCACGCCGGAATTATCGTAGAGAATGCGAGTATTGGTCCCGCTTGTAATTGTCGAAGTGCCAACGGTTAAGCCGCCGCCACCGGCCGCCCAACTCAATATTCCGTTGCCTGCCGCGTCAGTCAGAACTGTTCCCGCTGCACCAACAGCAGTCGGTAACGTGTAAGTAACGGCTGCCGTGGCACTGTTGCTCGACTTGATGGTGGTGGCAAACGCTCCCGCCGCTGTGTTAGCGAGTACGATTGAGCCTTGCGTGGTTTGCTGAACACCATGGGTAAACGCACCAGAAATGAATGCCGTTCCCGTAATGGCGAGGGCATTACTGCCAAGCGTAGCGCCGCCGAGAGCAATGCTGGTTCCTGTAGCAACACCTAGAACCGGAGTAACTAGCGTTGGTGTACCGTCATAAACCAGTTTGCCGGTGCCGGTTGCACCTGTGGAAGTCACACCCTCGAATGTCGTATGCCCTGTTACTGAAATAGCACCAGCAATAGTGGTCAAACCATCCTTGCGAACGCTGAATTTGCTGGACGATCCTACTTCGAGATCGAGCAACAGCGATGCCGACGCGCTGTTAGTGTCTGTCACATTCATCTTAACGGCGGTGAACGTGGTGGCGATATTATTCCAGGTATCGGTCAGATTGTTGATGGCGATTGGTGTGACCCAACTCATTGCGGTCGAGCCGCCGCCGCCGGAGGTCAGCACATCGCCGGAGTTTCCCGCGCCTGTCGGAAGATTGAGATTATATGTTCCGGCTGCGGCTTGCGTTTGTATCGTAATTGCGCCGGACGAACTGCCGTCAATCTCGACAGTTCCCTTCAACGATATCGAATTGCTGCCGATAGTCGTGCCATTGAGAGCTAGACTTGTTCCCGTGGCTACACCAAGAACCGGCGTTACCAGCGTAGGCGTTCCATCAAACACGAACTTTCCGGTGCCAGTCGCGCCGGTTGCCGTCACACCTTCTATTGTGGCATGGCCGGTGATCGTAGGAGATGCGCTAGTGAATGCTTTAATCTGCGTGCCAGAAAACAGCAGATCGGTAGTGCCGGAATTTATGCCAACCAACGTATCGGCAGCAACTAGGTTTGCACCAGATGCCGTAATGGCTGATAGTTTCTGATTGGCCATTTAGAACTCGTTGATGTAAAAGGTTGCATTATCCTCGGCTACATAAAACGTAGTACCATCTTCGGCAACATAGTTGGCTGATGTCCCACCAATCCCGCCAATCATGGCAGACAATCCGCCGAAGATCAGGATGTAAAGGGTGTGCAGCATCACACCGGCTCGGCGATGGCGACCAAATCCGCATAGATGCCGGTTACGGAAGTCACCAGCAACTTGTATGTGCCAGACGGCAATTGCGCCGTGACAAACCCATTGGCGGTCAATGCCGTGATAACGCTGACGTAAGTCGTTCCGTCAGTCGATAGCCGCTGCAAAACAATCGACGTGCCGAACGTGCCAACTACCGTCAGTGCGTAAAGACCGCCGCGCAGCGTAAACACTGCCGGTGTGGCAGCAATGTTGCTCCACGATTGATTTGTCAGGCGGTTGACCATATCAGCCCTTCACGTCGAAGCCGGCCGCAACCAATTGCTGGGAGTTCTCGAAGAACCGCTCGAATGCTTCCATGGCCTTGTTGACTTCCGTCTTGGTCGGCGTCACGCCGTCAAGAATACGAACCTCGAATAAGGCTGTCGAAGTCGATGATGTTCCGGTCAGGAAATCGGAGTACTTGCTTCCTTCAACTCCGCGATGCAGTGCAACAAAATGATCCGACATGCTTATTCTCCGTTAGAGCGTAGGTGTGCCGGAACCAGCCAAGGTCAGCAATGCAGATCGAAGCGCGGCCCGCAACTGGTTCATGTTGGTGATTATAGCCGCATCGTAATCCACGACAAGGTTTGCACTGCTGGTTTCGGCCACGGCTGCATCGGAAAGCACCTGTGCCGCCAGGGCATCGGTATCGACCGTGGTCATGGCGGTCGAGAGCAGGCCCCATGCCGTATTGAGCGTAGTGACGTGCCCCTGTGTTGGAGAGCCGGCGTCAGTCACGAGTTGCGCCACGGCAGCAGCCACGTTGGTTTTGAGTGTGCCCTGCATAAGCGCACTGTCGGTGACGGTCAGATCAACAGCGGTATCCAGCGCGGAGAGGTTGCCGGATGCAGTCGAAATGGCGGCGCCGCTCGAATTATAAGTACTCTCTCCGATTTGCTGTCCGAGTGTAATCCCTACTGCGTTGCGTGCCATTTGCGGTCACTCGCAATAAAGGACGGTCACGCCCATGCGCGCACCCGTGGTGACGGTGGCACCATCGCAGGTCGCCACGATATCGAAGAACCCCTTGGGGTCGGCCGTCAAGCCGCAAGCCTGCCATAGCGGCTGATTGCGTTTGTCCAGCGTGTTCAAGGCGGTGCCGTAATAGGTGCGGTCAACCGGAGTTACCGCACTCGTGCAGTCAATGTCACCGGAGAAGAAGTTGACCTGACTTGTGCTGCCGCTACTGGTAACAACCAGTCCGGCATTGGGCGATGCCGTACCATCACTGGTACTGGACGAGTAATAGACACCGAGTTGGAACTCGCCCTGCGTCATGGCTTCCGCCTCGAAGATCACACGCTTGACCTTGGCGGTCGTCGGCACGCGCACGAGTTGATAAGTAGAGGCCAGGGCGTCCAGCGATACCGTGGTGACGAAGCCGTTAACCTCTTGCAGCCAGCCGGCCGCGCCCTCGCCGATCGTGGCCTGGGTCGGCGGCACGGTTTCCATAGCCGTGATAATGGCCGATTTCAGATGGGATGTCTGTGCCATGATCTACCTCAATCGACGTAGAGGACGCAGACGCCCATCTTGCCGGTTCCGGTGGTGACGGTCGTGGTATGAACCGTCCCGACGATATCGAAGTAACCACCAGGATCGGTCAATAGACCACAGGCATCCCACAACCGCTTGTTGCGCTTGTCGAGCGTGTTGAGCGCCGTACCGAAGTAGGTGTAGTCGGCCTGCCCAACCGCCGATGCGCAATCGATGTCGCCGGAGAAGTAATTGACTTGGCTGGTCGAACCTGAACTGGTCACAACCTTGGGCGCGCCGGTCGATAGCTGATTGGCGGCCACCGTGCCGTCAGTCAGGCTGGTCGAGTAATAGACGCCCAACTGCACCTTGCCGGCGCCCTGGGCCTCGCTCTCGAACAACACCTGCTTGACGCGCGCATGAGTTGGCACGCGGCAGAACTGGTAGGTGGTCGCCGCGTCGTCGAGCGTGATAGGCGTGACATAACCGCCGATCGCGCGTACGCGACCGCCAGCCCCCTCACCGGCCGTCGCGAAAACAGCCGGGGTTGCGTCGAGATTGGTAACTGCCGTAGCTTTCAGATGGGAGGTTTGTGCCATGTTTGGCTCCTACGGCGTTACGTCGGCGACTGTCGAGGTGTCCGCGCAATCGACTTCGATCACGCGCCCTGGTTCGAGTCGGGTCGCGCCCGAACTCATTTGCGTGTAAATCTGCCAAGGCAGACTGCTCAAATCCTTGCGCTGGGCGATGTCGTTGCGGACATCCTGCCATACGCCGAGATACAGTCCGGACTTCACGAACGCGATGTTGGCGCGCACGTTGGTATCGGCGGCAGCAAGACGTTCGCTGTACACGATGTCAAAGCCCATGAACCTGACGACCTTGCCCTCGACCAGCGTGGGACGGTCGGCGCCGGCAAACTCCGTGCTGACCACCTGCACCTGATTGAGCAAGTCGCTTTCGCCCTGGCTGTTGGTGACGATCGTGAGTGGCTCGGTATCGACCTCGACCTGCGCCTTGCGCATGATACGCTTGGCTTCGATCAGCTTGGCTACCGTCAGGCCGCTGTCGGCGGCGGAACCGAACTCGTCCAGCACGGTGTAGGAACTGGATATCGATGCCCATGTCTCGGACGTGAGGGCTGCGGCAACGCCGGTTCCGGTGAGCGCGGTGCCGAACGCTGCCGCGATGATGCGGTCGTCCCATTCGCGGGCGACGGCGGCGGCGGCGACTTCGGAATAGCGCGATGTGGGATCTTGCAGCAGCTTGAGCTTGTCGAAGCTGTCGATAAGCTGCGAGGCTTCCTTGTCCACCGGCAGCACCCACCGACGCGAGAAGTCCACGTCCTGGCGGTTGAGCGGCGAGAAGCGGCCAGCCGGGGCCTGCATCTGAATGTTCTTGATGTATTCGACGGGCGAAGCCTGCTGACCGATGTGATGTCCTTCCATCACGCGGCCGCGCAGTTTCGACTCGCGCTGTTGCAGCGCAATCATGAGGTTGGTCGAGAACTCCTCGACGTAAAGTTTGACGAGATTTTCGGACACGGCCGATCCCCTTGTGCGGTTGAACGAAAGAATGATGGCTTTTCCGCTCGAATAGCGGGGCCTCAGACCTTCGGCCTTGTCCGTTGACGGGGGCCGTAACTACCCGAATGCGGTCTTGACCTTACGGGGACCGCAACACCGGGAAGGTTCTTAACTTTGCTGGGCGCGATAACTGCACAACGCTGGCTTCACCGCAAGGCATTATTTGCCTTCGTAGTGCTTGCACCATCCGTCAGCATTGATCTTGCCCATGACCAGCGTGCAGGAATCCGGTTGCAGGAACATGCTGCAATCCTTGCAATGATAGGCTTTATCGCTCTGTTCCATGTAATCGGCTTCCGCCTTGGTCATGCTGGGACCAGTTTCAAGCCTACTGCGCGGGATCGATATTTCAGTGACGTGAGCGGGAGCAGGGCCTTTCTCGGCAAAGACCTTGCGGTCGATCTCTCCCGATTTCGGAAAACCTTTTGCTTTCCAGGCTTCAAGAAGCCGCTCATTACGATAGTGCGTAACGATGGCGACGTGATTGCCGTTATATTTATCGAGCGTTTGCGCCAGATGATCGAAGAAGCGATGCTTGAAATCATTGAACGATTCCCCTCCCGGCACCTTTTCATCCGGCTTGTTCTTGGCGTAGTCGGAGAGGATCGGCACCGCCTCCGACGACAGTTTTCCGGCATAGGTGCCGACATTCCACGGCCGGAAGCCCTCGCTGCGCTCCGACACCGGCACGCCGATCCTGGCCGAAACGATATGAGCCGTCTCGCTCGCACGCTTGAGATCGGAAGTAAGCAGCACATCCGGCGGCTTCTTGGCGAGCTTGTCGGCCATCTTGTGGGCTTCCGCGCGGCCTTCCTCGTTGAGCGGAATGTCCTTCCAGCCCCGAATGCGATCGACCGATGTCTTGCTGTCGTTGAGGTCGGTCGAGCCGTGCCGGATAATCATGATCCTGTGCATGTCGCCCCCGCCGTGAACTGGCGCAATGAGCGGCGCACGCGGTTCGCCGGAGAACATATCCAGCGCCCGCTTGCCGCCGCGCAGCCCAAGGTTCATCGGCATTATTTCTTTTTCCTGACGTGCCGGCCCATCATCTTGTTGCCGTGTTTATTGGCGGTAGCAATGGCGATTCCTTCCGGGGTGCCTGACTTAACCATGGCAGTCGCCATCGCCGCCGCCTTGGAAGCTGCCGGTCCAGACAGCTTCTTATTGTGTTTCTTGGCGAAAGACTTGGCAGACCAGGGCAATCAACTCTCCCTGACCATCTGGTGCGCGAGGAAAGCCTTGGCGGCGCCGAAGCGCTTGACCGCCTCGTGCTTAAGCATGTCCTTGTTTTGCAGGCCGCCCTTGTAGGGATGCGCGCAGTAGGTGTTGTTGCTGACGACGCAATGGCCTTTGTGACAGCCATCGCAACAGTTCATCTTGGTCATGCCGGCAAACGGCGACGGCTTTGGCGCAGCCACCACCGCGAGTTTGGGACGGTTCGGCCCGCGCTTGCGGCGTTGCTTGACGGGCGGCGGGGGCAATTCGGTAGCCTGGCTCTGGTCGCTCATGGGTCATATCTCCTGATAACAAATTCGGCAATCATCAAGGCAAGAAACGTAACCGCCAAGACGACCGCGATGGTTTGCGCCAAAGTGTGCATTAAGCCGATATATCATACACGCCAGTAATTTTTCTATTCAGATATCGCATTTCGTTTACCTCATGAACTCCGTTCTTGCGAAAGCGCGCTATCCAATCCTTGTCGGCCATCAACTCAGCCTTTCTCGCCATCGCAGCCTCAACGGTATCAGGTGACGAATTATTACCCTCCACCAGTCTGTCCTCACTGATGCCGGAGCCGATCTTGCGGAACAATTCGGCAATGACATCGACGCCGGCGGCTTTCGCCATGGTGTCGTAGAGTTCCTGGCTGATACCGAGCTTGCGGGCTCCTTCCATGGCCTGCAACTGATTGGCATTGAACTTCGGTCCCCAGGATTCCTTGATCTTGGCAACGCCCTGGTCCCATTTTGCCTTGGCTTCTAGCGCGTCGGTGGCATCGCTTTGCTCAGCGTGCTTGACCATGGCGGATGCGAGCGCCTTGGCGGCGTCCTTCGGGATGTGGTTTTCGAAGGCGGCCTTGCGCAGCGTGTCGGCAAAGGCGTCATCTATTGCCGAGCCGTCAGCCAGCTTGATGTCGGAGAAGTCGTACAGTTTAGGATCGATCGGCTTGCCCAGCCGGTTCCAGACGTTGTTCCAGGCCGGATCGTTGCCGTCCTTGGGCAGCCGGATCAACTGATCGGCGGGCGCGCCCAGGTGGCGTTCGGCGGCGCGGTGCGCCTTGCTGGCTTCGATGGCGGCCTTGACCGGATCGTCGGCCCAGCCCTTGTTCTGCAAATAGCCGATGGTTTCGGCATCGGCCTTACCCTCGTACCAGGGCGCTGTCGGGGTAGTGGGTGGTGTTGCTGTCGTTCCGGTGGCCGTTGTCGCGGTCGTTGCGGCAGCCCCGGTGTCGGCTTCAGGCATCGGTATTTTCTCCTAGGTTGATTGGCCGGCCGGTAGCGACCATGAAAATCTGTTCCGGCGAGAGACTCAAGAAACGCTGTATTTCAAGGAACACCTCGCGGCGGCCCTCAAGGACCAGCGTGCGGTGAATATCGATCGGCGCGCCGCGCTTCTCTATTGCTACGCAGGTTTCCCCGGCGCGGCAGAAATCCGCCATGTAGGTCAGCACCGCCTGTCCAGATGGCGAACCAAATGCCATGCGGAAGTTGCGGCAATGGGCCTCGATCGACTCGACTGCGGCCTGGTCGGACATTTACGGCCCCGGACCTTGCTGCGGTTGCTGCTGCGGCTGGCCTTGCGGTGCGCCGCCCTGTTGTCCCATGCCGGCCTTGGCCTGCACGGCTTGGGCTTTCATCATAGCCGCCTGGCTGGGCATCGCCTGTATTTGTTGCTGTATTTGCTGCGCCTTGGCGCGGTTCTGCGCCTTCTGCGCCATGGCCCGCTTGTCGGCCATCCAGCGTTCCGGCGTGCCGTTGATGTCTGCGATATCCGGCAGTGCCACCTGAAAATCGAACGGATCGTAGATCGACGTATCGCCGGTCGCCTGGGCTACCTGATGGGCTATATCCAAAGTTCTAGTGAAACCGGACACTTCGCCGGCCCGTTGGGCCTTTGCCAGCGGGCTTGTATAAACAACCTTGTATTCGCCCTTGGCCTCGGCAAGCCTAGGAGGCATGGGCGGCAGGAGCCGTTGCTCGGCCAGTAGGTCCAGTTCTCTGTCTATCATCGGCCCGAGATACTCGGACTGCTGCCGCCCAAGGGTAGGCGCGATCAAGATGCCCTTTTGATTAACGATCTCAGTGACCTGCGTAGCGGTCAGGATTTTCTCGTCGAGGATGAGTTTGAACAGACTGACCAGGAAGGCGTCCTGGATCAGTTCCTTTTCCATGTCCATCATCTTCTCGGAAATCTGGATGTTCCCCGCGGGGAGCACGTCGATGAGTTTCTTGCCGTCCTCGGTCATGGCACCCTTGTTGAGCGCGCCCGGCCGCATGGAGAAGCCTACGATGCCGTCATCCCCGGTGATGAACACGGGCGCCACCGCGCGGTGGCCTTGCGTGAGGAAGTCGGCCTTTTGCGCGTTGAGCGTCTTGAGCGCCGGCAGCACCATCTGCGCCGGCCCGCGCCCGTACACCTCGTTCGGTCCCTGGTCGTATCGGCTTGGGCATATCGGTAGCGAGCGATAACCGCCTTCAGGGGCCATCAGGCAGCGGCCTTCGATAGAGACATAATACGAACAAAACGGCAGGCCGCGCTTGTCGAGGCGTTCGCTATCGAAGTCGTGGCGCGGCTTGACGAAGTGCAGGAAGTTGTACGGCCACTGGCTGTTCTGTTTCAGCGGCGCGTGCAGGCTCGCGGGTAGAGCTTCGATGCCCCATTTCTGCACCGCCTGGTATGCCGTGAGCCGGAACCAGCGCACGAACCGATCGACAAGGCCCTGATGGTTTTCCCCCAGGAACAGTTCACCGAGCGGGATCGACTTGTAGCGCAGGCCGGGCCGTTGGCCGTGGCTCGAGCCGTCGAACTTATCGACGTACATCGCCGCGTTGCCAAACGCGCCGAGCGACTGAAAGTTGTTCTGGTTCTGCCCGGTGAAATTGCTCGACGGCTGGTTGCGCTGGTTGAACAGTATGCGATTGACCTCATCGAACCACAGCCGCGTCTGCCGGTCCTTCATGACGTAATCGTTGTTGGCGGCGAGCGTATGCCATTCCATGTTGCGCGGCGTGAGCATCGAATCGCAGATGGCGGCGAACCTGTGCAGCGCCATCATGCCGGTGGCGTCGATCTGCTGTTGGGATTTCTTGGTGCCCGGCCAATTGTAGTTCATGTAGAAAAAAGTGTTGCGCGAGTTGGGGTGAATGAGTTGGGCCACCTCCTCCCACTGGATCGCAAAAGTATTTCGCCAGATCGTCATCTGCGAAAACTCTTGCAGCAGTTGGGTAACTAGCTCCTGCTCGTCCCACGGTATATCGCGCGGCATTCCATCGAGCACCTGCGCGTTCGCTGAATTAAGCGTGACGTTGAAATTGAAATTCGGCTTTGATTTTGCGGCCATGTTTAATTCAATGCGAACCTTCTGGCATCAGGGTCATGCACGGAGAAATTCGGATCGAGCCGCCGGTCGGCCACGATCCATTTCTGCGCGTAGCGGAACAGTTCGATGCGGTCGTCGTCGTTGAGTTTGATATCGTCTGCGAGGCGACGGAACGCGCCCTGCATCTGCTCCTCGTCTTTGAAGATTGTGGCATTCAGAATGCGGATGCCGTCCTTGCGAATGATGTCGGCCACGATGGCGCCGCTCTGCGCGATCTTGCCGGCGCTGCACAGGCCGGGCGGGCGCAATCCGGCGAAGTCGTCAAACAGCGCGTGCAGTAATTCCTCCATGGCTTCGTCGTCGGAATGCGCCACCACCGACATGACCACCGCGCCGAGCGGGCGATAGCGCGTAGCCGCGATCAGCCGGCCCTGCCATGACGTGCGCAGGACTTCCGGCAGCATTCCGGTGGACAATCTAGCCACTGTAGCCGCCGAGCAGGTTTATGGCGCCCAGGCCCATAGCGGTAGCTTGTTTGCTGCTGCCCTGTGGATTGGCGGATTGCAGGAGCTTTTTCTTGCGCTCCTCCTCCTGGTCGGCCATTTGCTGATTGAGAGCATCGCCCAGCCCGCCTAGCCCCAGGTTGATATTGGCGAGCGATGACGGGTTGGGTGTGGCCATGCCGGCGCCTCCATGAGAGCAGACCGTCGCAAGTTGCTCCGGGGCACCGCCTACCGCAAGGCACTGTTAGTCGAACGGCTGGAACGGGTCGAAGTCGATGCCTTCGGCTATTTGCGGGCCGGAACCGGTCTGCCGGCGCACGTCCATGGAGCCCAATGGCACGTTCTTGGCGTAGCGTTTCATCATCAGGCCGATACGTACGGCCGACAAGATATCGTCTCTTTCTTTCACGATCTGGCCGTCGCGGCGGTGATAAAGCCGGAACTCGTCAAAGAAATCAGACAGATGGTTGGCGACCTTGAACCTGCCGGTGGTCATGCGTTCCTGCATTTCCATGATGCCGGCCTCGGTGGAAAACCCGCCGTCCGGCCAGGTTCCCCACTCTTTGAGCATGTGCAGGCCCTGGTCCTTGTAGAGTTTCTGCACGGTCTGCCCGGTGTTTCTGTCACCGCGCACATTGCCGTCGTGCGGCCATGCCACCGGCACGGAAGCCCCGATATTGCGCATTGGCACCGCGTGTTGCAGCGGCCCGCAGTCCTTCATGCGAATGACATGGTGCACATGGATGACATCATTGTCTCGGTCCCACAGCAGCAGCGCCGCCGCGAAGGCGTGCATGATGCCGAAGTCCACGCCCCATATTTTTCCCCAATGGCCCGGCACGTTGTCGATGATGGCCTCCGAAATCGATTCCTCCGTGACCTGGAATATCCGGCCCGACCCCAGCATTGGCACGCCTTTGGCGCGCGCCTCGCGCTCGTGCGCGGGGTAGCCGGCTATGATGGACGCTCTCTGCTCCGGCGGTATGTGTTTGGCGTCCTCGATCTGCATGGACACCATGCCGCGATCCTCGCTCGGCTCGTCGGTAAAGCGCGTCACCACATCGCTTGGACCTTTAAGCGGCGTGAACGTCATGTAGGCCATGCCGCCGGTAGCGGCGACGCGGGTCAGTCCTTCCGAGTAGATCGCGAGGTCCGGTTCCTCATCGAACCAGATGAAGTCGAGCGTTTCACCCTGGAACTTGGCGCGGCCCTGTTCATACGATTTGAAGCGCGCGACGCTGATACCGCCGCTGATATGCTTGACCTGGATAGTGTCGTAAGCGTCCGTGACGCCTCTGGCGAGAGACGGCTTATCAG